TCGCAAGTATGTCAAGACAGATAAGAAGTATGAACGACCAGAAGAACTACACTATCTTCGTGGCGATGCTAGTAAGGCAAAGCGAGAGATGGGATGGGAACCCACCATTTCATTCGAAGAGATGATGGAAGAGATGGCCGACTACTGGATGCATAAGCTCCAGAATCCAAAGCTTGAATTCAACACGATTTGAGGTAAACATGGATAATGTACTTTTTTGTGATGGTCACGACAATGCATTTCTTGGTTTCATGTGGAGATTTGGTGAAAATCAACCAATCGCCGCATACAGCCAGAAGAAAATAATTAACAATCTTATGGAAGAAGGAATGACATTTGATGAAGCAGTTGAATATTTTGAATTCAATATCATCGGTGCATGGGTTGGAGCAGGAACACCCTGCTTCATCGAAGACATGACGATTGAAGAAGCAAAAGAAAGAGTTGAAGAATATGAAGTATAATATTGTAAATAATGACGGAAGTGAACATGCTGCCATTGAAATCGCAGAAGGAAAGTTTTCTGGGATTGCAGTTCAGTATGGTGTCATCAAGGTTGAAGAGTTGAACGAAAGCCTTGTTTTAAATTTCAACTATGATATAGTGAAGGGCGAAGTATCCGATAGCGACAAGGACCAATTCAATCAAGTTGTCGGAGACATTCTAGTTAAGTTACTAGAAGAGCGTGATGGAACGATTGGTGACGAATTCGACGGAGAGGTAATTGAAGATGATGGAATCAGTTATATTGAAGAATCTGGCGACGAATGAAACTTACGCTCGTAAGGTTCATCCATTCCTCAAAGAAGAATACTTTTCAGGAAATGCCAATAAGAAGATCTTCAATCTGATCTCAGACTTTATTACCAAGTACAATAGCCTCCCCACAAGGGAGGCTATTGATATTAGCCTGTCTAAGCTTGATCTGGTTTCTGAGGATGAATACACAGAATGCTCCAAGTGCATCGAAAGCATCTTTACTGAAACAGATCTTACGGATATCAATTGGCTAGTTGAACAAACCGAAAACCATGTAAAGGATAAGGCAGTTTACAATGCTATCATGGATTCTATCCACATTCTTGACGGAAAGTCAAAGACTCATACAAAGAATGCAATTCCAACTATTCTTTCGAATGCTCTTTCTGTCTCTTTTGACAACCACATTGGTCACGACTATATTGACGATGCTGAACGCCGTTTTCAGTTCTATCATCAGGTAGAGAAGCGCATTCCATTCGATCTTGAATTCTTTAATGCCATCACTGGTGGTGGTGTTCCGGCCAAGACACTCAATATCGTCATGGCTGGTACTGGCGTAGGTAAGTCTCTATTCCTTTGCCACCATGCAGCCAACTGCCTTGTGCAGAATCTGAATGTTCTTTACATCACCTGTGAGATGGCAGAAGAAAGAATTGCCGAGCGCATCGATGCCAATCTACTAGACATCACTTTGGATAGCCTCAAAGAACTTCCAAAGAATATTTACGACAAGAAGATGGAAGCTCTCAAGAGCAAGATTCATGGCAAGTTGATTGTCAAGGAATATCCTACAGCAAGTGCTTCAGTTGCAAACTTCAAGCACCTTCTGGATGAACTCAAGATCAAGAAGCGTTTCATTCCAGATGTCATCTTCGTTGACTATATCAATATCTGTGCTTCTGCCAGGATCAAGCAGAATGCCAATACTAATAGTTACTTCTACATCAAGTCTGTGGCCGAAGAACTGCGCGGTTTGGCCGTAGAGTACAATGTGCCGATCTTCTCTGCCACTCAGGTAAACCGTTCAGGATTTGCCAACAGCGATTTCGGTCTTGAAGATACCTCAGAGTCGTTTGGTCTTCCTGCCACAGCAGACTTCTTCTGTGCTTTGATCAGTACAGACGATCTTGAGAATCTTGGGCAAATTCTGGTAAAGCAGTTGAAGAATCGCTACAATAGTGCTACCGTAAACAAGAAGTTCGTGGTTGGTATTGATAGGTCCAAGATGAAACTCTTTGATGTCAAGCGGGACGATCAGGACGGAATCTCCGATTCAAACCAGAACGATCCTCATGGATATGGTAATGGATATAGCCCTCGCCAGATTCCCAATCTGGTCAAGGTAAACGATTGGAAGATTGAATGAGCGCATACATCGATAAGACCTATATCAATATCGTTTCAAGCAATCTGGGAAAGTTCAAGTGGAAGAAGGACAATCTGGCAAACTGCCGTTGTCCTTTTTGTGGAGATTCTAAGAAGCGCAAGAATCTTGCCCGTGGGTATTTCTACCAGAAAGGCAATGACTTCTTTTACCGCTGTCACAATTGCGGTCATGGAACTAATCTCTATTCTTTCCTAGAAGCAATCAATCCAGATATCGCAAAAGAATATGCATTTAGGAGATTTGCAAATGGAGAAAACGGAAGATCAAACTATAAGAAGCCCAAGGCAGAGGAGCTATTCAAGCCCTCTAGGAAGATTACTACATTCGAAGTTCCGCCGCATTGCGTCAATGTTTGTGACCTTGATGCTGAACATTCAGTCGTGCAATATCTGGGCAAGAGAAACATCCCTGACGAATCGCTCTGCTACTTTTATTACACCGAAGACTTTGGAAAGACCGCAAAGGAATTCAGCAGCGAATACTCGCTACCAGAAGAACCAAGACTCGTCATTCCCTTCTACGACGAAAACAAGGAACTCATCGGACTCCAAGGCCGTGCGCTTGAGAGAGATTCCAAGATCCGATATATTACTCTCAAGAAGGATTCTGTGGAGAAACTATGGTATGGATTATGGAGAGTAAATCCACAAGAAAGAATCTATATCACAGAAGGCCCAATCGACAGCATCTTCCTACCTAACGCAGTTGCGATGGTTGGTGCTGCTGGAGATATGAAGCTTCCAGAGAAGATTGCAAACAGCGAGGTGGTTTATGTTTTCGATAATGAAAAGCGCAACAAGCAGATTTGCAGCTTCATGGAAACGGTTATGGAGAAGGGTCATAAGATTCTTATTTGGCCTGATGTTAAGGTCAAGGATATTAACGACTATGTTCTTGCGTTTGGTGATCCGATGGATATGATCAGCAAGAACACCTATTCAGGATTAGAAGCAAAATTGAGGTATATGCAATGGAAAAAGTAAATGTTCTAGACAAGGGTTTTGTTCGTATGATTGAGTGTATGGGAAGCGATCTGACGGTTGTTAATTCAGCCAGAGTTTCGTTTCACAAGGAAAGCGAATGGGAACACCCGGATAGCCATGTTCCTGCCAATATTCTTTCAGAAAAGGATAAGAAGCTAATTAAGTACCTTGCCCAGCATAAGCACTGGACTCCCTTTGCCCATCCCCAGATCATGCTTCATATCAAGGCCCCAATTTCGATTCGAACTCAGCTTTTTAAGCACAAGGTGGGGTTTGTTGAGAATGAAATTTCTCGTCGGTATGTAACCGAAGAACCCGAAATTTACATTCCAAAATGGCGGTCTAAGCCCACAAATGGGGCAAAGCAGGGGTCAGAAGACTTCATTACCAGCGAAGACACTATAGCGGCTGCTGAAGCCATGTACTTCGGGGTGGCTAGCGATGCCCTAAAGACCTACAACTGGCTCCTAGAGGCTGGCGTAGCCCCGGAACAGGCCCGTTTCGCCCTACCCCAGGGTACATACACAGAATGGTACTGGACGGGTTCTCTGGCCGCTTACGCGCGGGTTTACAAGCAACGAATCGACTCTCATGCACAATGGGAAGTCCGGGAATACGCTTCGGCTATTGGGCAGCTAATTCAGCCCTGTTTTCCTGTCTCTTGGCAGGAACTGACGAAGTAAACCTTGACTAAATACCCAACACGGCTAGAATGCCACAACTAAAAAAGGAAATATGTTAATGCCACTACCAACCCCATACCAAAGTTTTATTCATTCCTCTCGTTATGCTCGTTGGATCGAAGACGAAAATCGTCGTGAATCATGGGGAGAGACTGTAAAACGCTATTTCGATTTCTTTGAAGTTCACCTCAAGGAAGCCTGCAACTACAAGCTTTCAAAGGATCTTCGCAAGGAACTTGAAACAGCGGTATTGAATTTGGAAGTCATGCCATCCATGCGTTGCCTCATGACCGCAGGCGAGGCACTAGAACGCGACCATGTAGCAGGGTATAACTGCTCCTATGTTTCAACGAGCAAGGTTCGCTCGTTTGACGAGATTTTATACATCTTAATGTGCGGAACGGGTGTCGGTTTTTCGGTCGAAAGGGAATTCGTTGAAAAGCTTCCTACTATTGCTGAAGAATTTACAAATAGCGATACTATTATCGTGGTCGAAGATTCTAAGATTGGTTGGGCTAAAGCCTACCGAGAGCTATTCTCACTACTCATTGGTGGTCAGATTCCGCAATGGGACATTTCAAAAGTTCGTCCTGCTGGAGTAAGACTTAAAACCTTCGGTGGACGAGCATCGGGACCTGAACCTCTGGAAGACCTTTTCAGATTTACCATTGAAACCTTCCGTAAGGCAGCGGGTAGAAAGCTCACTACGGTCGAATGCCACGATATCGTATGCAAAATTGCTGAGATCGTAGTTGTTGGTGGAGTTCGTCGCTCTGCTCTTATCTCACTCTCGTCACTTGACGATGATCGTATGCGTATGGCAAAGAGTGGTGCATGGTGGGAAAACAATGCTCAACGCGCACTAGCAAACAACTCAGCCTGCTACAAGGAAAAGCCAGACATGGCTACCTTCATGGACGAATGGGTTTCACTCTACAAGAGCAAGAGCGGAGAGCGTGGTATCTTCAACCGTAAGGCCGCAAAAAACCAGATCAAGCGTCTTGGAGATCGTCGTGATCCAAACCACGACTTCGGAACCAATCCTTGCTCAGAGATTATTCTACGCGACCGCGAATTCTGCAACCTATCTGAAGTCGTGATTCGTGCAGACGATACTCCAGATACACTTGCTCGTAAGGTTCGTCTTGCGACCATCCTGGGTACATTCCAGTCTACTCTTACCAACTTCCGTTATCTTTCAAGCGACTGGAAGAAGAATTGCGAAGAAGAGCGTCTACTTGGAGTATCCTTGACTGGTATCATGGATAACGAAATCACCAATGGTCGTGCTGGTGGTGTAGATCTTAAGGATATTCTTGATCATCTTCGTCATGTCGCAGTTGAAACGAACAAGGAATATGCACATAAGCTAAAGATCAATGAATCTGCTGCCATCACTTGCGTAAAGCCAAGTGGAACGGTCAGTCAGTTGGTTGATGCTGCTTCGGGTATTCATGCTCGTCATGCCAGCTATTACATTCGTCGTGTTCGTGCAGACCGTAAGGACCCAATCTGCCAGTTCATGATCGACAAGGGATTCGTTGCCGAGCCATGCGTAATGAAGCCAAACCACACAATGGTTTTCTCATTCCCCATGAAGTC